ACTGAAGGTGAATCTTCAGATTCATTATATCTAGTACTACCTTTTGGTGGTCTAGTACTTCTACCCATAAAGTTTAACCCGGATATGTTTGTAATACATTTGTGTCCACCACTATTTGATTGAATGAAATCCCATGCGTTAACTTTAATGTCATCCAACATTTTTCTATGTTCTTCAGGTAATTCAGAAAAAGGCATTTCCATCATTTCACCAATGTGATATAATTTTTCTCTACCATCTTCCATTGTCTTATATTCTTTACCATATAAAGCAACAAAATCTTTAAATGTAAACCCTGTCGATTCTTGATTAAAATCTTTTGAAGATTCCGAAACCCATTTAATAGTTGACAATGGTATCTCTCTTTGTTTTAATTGGTCCTCCCATTTAGATAATACTTCTTGAGCAATCTCACCTAAATTCACACCTTTCAATTGTCTTTCACCTTTGAATGGATTACAAGATGCTTGAACTAACCCTAACGGCCAAGCAATAACAATAAAATCAGCTTCAGGGTTGTTTTTAAATGGCGTATATCTATCATAAGAACCCGGTTTAAACATTGACCCACCACCATATTGAACAATAACGTTATCCATTACTTTAACATTTGGGTTGGTCTGCATTGACTTAACGTAATCCTCTTTGTTCTTTTCAAGTTCCTCCGGTTTTGCATAACCTTTTTCAACCATTATTCTTTTAATGGTGTTAAGGATATTCAACAATGATGGTGAACATTCCATAACCAATGTTTCTAAAAACCCTGGCTTGTTTTTAAATGCTAATAATAATTTGTTAACAACTAACCCCATTAACATTTTATTTTTCTCCAATGATTTGTCCTTATCTAATTTAAATAAATAAGAAATAACTTGGTCAACCGTAATATTGTTTACCGCATAATTTGCGGAATCCACAGTTGATATCAATAAAATATCTGAAGATGGAAATAATTCCTTTGGTGAAACAACCTGTGAGATGGTTTCAACATTGGAACGAGATTGTCTAAAAGAAGTTGATTTTGTATCTTCAGCACCAGCTTGTCTATCATGGTGGTCAGTATGGATAACAAACATTGGTTTTCCGTGAGCAAAATCAACCAAGACCGGCATCACATCACCTTTAGCATCATTCTTCTTTACAGCAAATTCTTTATCACCATATTGAATGACGTGAGCACCCACAACTTTAATACCATTGTTTTCAAGATATTCTCTCATAGCAATAGCCGTAGTTACACCATCTAAATCTTGGTGAAAATATATTTCCGCTTTGGGATATCGTTTTGCAAGAGCATTAATATCTCTTATCCCACTTTCTTTTATAAGTTTTTTCATATTACATTGAAGGCATCATCACAATCGCAATTACATCACCACTTTTCAACCCTTTACTTACCGAGCAACCTTTATTGATTCTAATAAGGTCATCAACATCAGTAACACCAGGATGTTTTGAAGCGATATCACTTAACGTATCACCTGATTTAACTTTATATAATTTAACATTATAACCATAAGCCGATTGAAGTCGTTTTGGGTCACCAAAACAATATTTACCACCTGTTTCAGGTTTAATTTTTTCCATTTGAGTATCAACCGCCTTTTGTTGGTTCATTTGCTCACTAACTAAACCATATTTAGAAAGGATATCATCTTTTTCTTCTTCAGTAATAATAAATCTTTTTGTCATAATAAATATTTATATATAAATATAACACAAAATATTTAAACACTTCTCTTTATATTAACTTCAATTATTTTTGTAATATGAGTACATTAAATTCAAACATTCCTAGCTTTAAAGCGTTAGTAAGAAAATATCATTTTACCAAAAATGAAGAAGATAAAAATGTTTTCATTAACATATATTGTTTTGGAATTCAATCAGTATCAGGAGTAATATTAACTTTTCACGTAATGACCGATGATGGTATGGTTAGAAGTAGAGTACCAATATCCGAAATATACGTAAAAGAACCTACCAATGATATTCCGTTTAATTATAAACAACTTTGGGATTGTTTTTCAGAAAACGTATCGATAATTGAATACGACTTTTTAGCATATCATAGAGCCGAAATAGTGTTAAGAGACGGAACTAAAGTGTGGGGAACATATATGTTTACTGTAGATTGGTTTAATAACCCATATAGTGATGAACCATCCGATTATAAATGTGGTCACATATTTAGTGGTGATGATGGATATCTTTTATGTCAACCAAACAATAGAATCTTTTGGAAAGATAGTAATTGGGTAACAAAAAAATTACCTGACAATTTAAAACAATTTAAAGTTGATACTGACCTTCCATCAGTTGAAAATCAATCAGACCGATGGGTTAGTGAAGATACTAATTCATTCTATTACGACATAAAAAAAGAGGATTAAACCTCCTCTTCTTTTAACTCTAATTTTGTTTGTCTTCTCTCATCAATTAATGCTTGAACTCTTTTTCTAGCAATCTCCGTATAATCCGGTGATAACTCGATTCCCAACCATCTTCGGTCCAATAGTTCCGCCGCGAACGCTGAAGTTCCACTACCCATAAAAGGGTCGAGTACAATATCATTCTTGTAAGTTAATATCTTAATCGCCTTTGATGGAATATCCATTGAGAATGTCGCCTTTGTTAATGATTTGGTATCAGCGAAGTATTCCCATCTTCCAAATACTAAATTCATAAACTCTTTCTTATCCTCATCCTGATAAACCACTTTATTTTTAGTTGTTCCGTCCGGTTGCTCAACATCCGTTGGAACACCTTTCCATTGTGATTCACCTTTGGTCAGTTTCTTATTAGTTTTTTTGTAAGCCAATATTATACACTCCTTTGGGTTGTAAATATAAGGACAACTAGCACTCATCCAACTACCCCAAGCAGTTTGTCTAACTCTATGCGGGGAATCTTCAGTTAAATCTACCATCCCAAAGAATTTGAATCCAACTTCTTTCATCATTATCCAAAATTCAGCGTTGAATAATATTCTTCCCCCTCTTTCTTGAACGTTTAATTCTATAGGAACATTGATTGCAACTCTACCATCGTCTTTCAATATTCTTAATGATTCAGATAACCATTGTCGGGTAAAATCCCAATACTCGTCCATTGAACGCCCATCATCGTAAACATCATACGACACGTTGACATTGTATGGTGGTGAGGTTACTAGTAAATCAATACATCCATCCGGAAGTGATTTCATTACCTCAACACAATCTCCATTTATAATCTTACCCGTTTCTATCATCTTCTTCTCTTTCTTTTTTTGCTTCAAGATATGAATTATATAAACTATCTCTTAATGAATATAGTTCATCATACGTTTTTTCATGATACTCGTCGTCATTCATCATTTCATCAAAATCAACTTCTTCATCGTAATCTTCAATATCATCATAATCATATCCGTAAACAAACGCACCGATAGGTGAAAATCCTTCATCTTCGTATGTACCATAAGCTACAATATCTTTATCCATCCGATTTAAAACCTCAACCACTTTTTGAATATATTCCGTAGGAACACTCCAAGCACTTTCGATTATCACATCAACTTCAGGTGTGTATCCATCATCACCAAATTCAACGGTAATCCACTTTGAACCAATGTTTTGTTCCATCCATTCTCGGTCCATAACATTATCCGGTTCACTAAATTTCTCATCAAATAATTTATTAAAATGATTTACTAATTCTACATAAGAACTATTGTCATTTTCAGTTTTAAATAAATCACTAAATTTTAAAAACGTTTCTTCGTTAAGATTAACAATCTTAACATATGTTGTCATTACATTTGCCATATTACTCTTTCAGTTGGTATTCCCAACCATCTTCTTTTTTTATTGGTTTTATTTCTAAATCTAAAAATACTGCGTTTTGTTCACCCGCGTGTAATCCTAATATATTATAATCGTAAAACTCTTCTGCCTCACCATAAGTCATTAGGTCTCTCTCTTGTAGTATATTTAATATTCCTTGTTTGGAATATAACATCTTTCTTCCCGGAGAACCGAAGTCCTCAACTATCCCAACGATAGCACCTTCTAATCCATCCAATAGAACCGCACCTTCCGCGTATTCATCAATATCAACCGTTACTCTCAAGACGTTCAATTTTACGATTCAAATACCATAATGCTTTTTTCATATCCTGAAGTTCTTTATCTGTATCTTTCTTACCTGCTCTTGCAACATATTTTACAACATTGAATATGTAAGCATCTTTATCAAGACCCCAAGCCTCACACACTTTTACAACCTCATACGGATTGTCTTGACCCCCGTAATGTTCCGGGTGGTTTACCATTTCTTTACTCATAATTTTACTATATAATATTTTCCTAACTTAATACTTTTTACATACCCATTTCTAACTGAGAATAAAGGTTTTGTTGTAACATTAACTCCAATCCCATTATTAAACCTAATAGACCATCCGGATGGTGACGTACTATATAAAATTGAGTACTTAAAAAACTTAATCACGGTCTGACTACAACGATAACCAATGTTATATGTTTTTTTAGACAGCCACATAATATCCTTGACTTAATTTACTTTCCTTAATATAACCTTCAGATATTAAAATATCTAATTGTTTTTTTGTTTCATCAATATCTTTTTTAATAATATACCTTGAAATATAACTAATGTGGATTGGTTGTCTTAACTTATCCATTAACGATTTAATCTGTCTTTTGTCCATTATGATAATAATTTTCTTGTAATTTTAACGCTTTGATTAATATATGATAATACTTTTCTTTTAAAGATTGGTACAAGTGTTTGTTCTAATGGAAACACATCACTACAAAATACTTCAAAAATTGGATAATCAACTTCATTGTTTTTTTCATAGGTTTTAGAAAATGTAGAGATAATTTCTGGGATTGTCAAACTATCCTGTTGTCCTTTGAAAATTAATTTTAGAGAGGTTTTTGTTTGTCCTTTGGTCTTATACACTTTTCTTGTAGTGTATTGCCAAATGTATAAATTATCGGGTTGCTTGTAATAAAAAAATCCGGATTTACTTTGTAGATTGTTTTTGTTTTTTTTCACAACAACCTCTATAGAGTCATAAACAATACTCCATATTGATTTTGCAAAATTGAAATAGTCGTGTAGTTGTGGTTGACTATTTTTTAATATTTTATGATATTCAATTACTTCCTCATCATCTAAAATGGGGATGTCTTTAACCTTCAAATCGGATAACACTAGTTCATCGTCATTGGATGTTAATTTTCTATCTACGTATAAGATTTTGTTTTGTGTGAGTAAGGTCTGTATATTACCCAAATGTAGTGAAAGTTCAATAAACATCGGGTAGACCTCCATTCTCTCAAGATGTTTATTCATCTTTTGAAAGTAGTCCAATAAAACATACTGTTTTTGTTCGGCGTCGAGAATACCGTCAAATAACCAATCGGTATCCATTATAAATCTATTTTTATTTTTCTGTTTCATTTCCATATTCAATTATTTAAAATATACAGGAAAAGATTGGAAAAAGGAATAGTTTTAGTTAGTTCTCATAATATAATAGGTTACCCCATTAACTTCTTCACTATCATATTGACCGTCATAACTATTCATAACACCCCAACCATCAGAGTCAACTAACCCTTGAGCTAAAGCGTCTTCATCTACATATTCCTTAAAGTCTAAACCATAGTTTTTAAGATAATCTAATGGGTCTCTTCTTACGTCTCTAACTAAACTCTGAACCATATTATCAATCATATCTTCACTTGGTTCAGTGTCAGGTTCAATATCATCTAATTCTTCTTGGAGAACCTGAATTTGATTATCTAAATCTTCTTCGTAGTCATAATAATTCTCATCATCTGAGTCTAATTCAAGTTTTTGTTGTTCTAAATCTTCTATTTGTGACTCAATCTGTTCTATTCTTTCTTCTTGTTCCGAAGTCAATTCATAATCGTCATCACTAAAATAACTATCAGGATAATCTCTAACTTGATATTCATAATCA